CGAGTTTCCTTTTTCATCAGAAGCACCAGTTCGTAGGTTTTTTGGTGACGAAGTGTTAAGCCACGAAAGAGGAAGTGCTGACTTATCCAGATTAAATGGAGCAGCACCGTTTCTCTTTAACCATGATCCGAATCGAGTTTTAGGTGTAGTAGAATCTGCGTACATTTCAGATGACGATAAACGTGGTTACGCTAAAATTCGCTTTTCTCGCTCTAAATTCGCTTCAGAAGTCTTAGAAGACGTTAAAGACGGAATTTTCCGTGGAATTTCGTTTGGCTATAGTTTGGACGAAGTGGAAGAAACGGACACTGGGCTTAGAGCTACCCGCTGGACTCCGCACGAAGTTAGCTTGGCAACTATCCCAGCGGACAATTCGGTGGGCTTTGGAAGATCTTTAGTAGAGAATATTTCGTCAGAAAGTGTTACTTTAGATGAAGAAGACATTATCATTAATGTTAACTCCTCTCAAAAAGAGGATCGTTCAGCGGTTCCCACCGCACAATCTAATCCATCTATGGAAGAAACAACTAAAGAAGCTGCGGTGGAACAGAAGCCGTCAGTAGAAATTGATGTTCAAGCTGAAGTACAACGTGCTTTAGATGAAAACAATGCTCGTGTTGCAGAGATCACTTCAACTTGTCGTGAGTTCTCAGAATATGGAGCAGAAGAATTAGCAGAAACTCTTATTAAGGGTAATAAAACTGCTACAGAAGCAAGATCAGCTATTTTAGATCTTGTTAAAAATAAAAAGGCTACTCCAATTCGTTCTACCGACATGATTGAAACAAAACAGTCAAGTGAATTCCTTGATAAAAAAGAAGTTAAGCAGTTCTCTTTCTTAAGAGCTATTAATGCATTAGCATCACCAGGTGACAAGCAACTACAAGAAGCTGCTGCATTTGAAAGAGAAGTTTCTGATGAAGCTTCAAAGCGTTACGGTAGACCAGCAAAAGGAATCATTGTTCCTAACGAAGTTTTAAAAAGAGACTTGAATGTTGGTACTGCTGCTGATGGAGGAAATCTAGTTAGCACAGAGCTTCTCAGCGGTTCTTTCATAGAAATTTTGAGAAATAAGATGGCTATCATGGAAGCTGGGGTAACCATGCTTACTGGGCTAGAAGGGAACATTGCGATTCCGAAGCAAGATGGGACAACTTCCGCTTACTGGGTCGGAGAAGGTGGTGCGCCTACAGAGGGTCAGCAAAGCTTTACGCAAATTTCAATGACTCCAAAGACGATAGGAGCCTTTACTGACTTCACTAGAAGAACTCTTTTACAATCTTCAATTGATATTGAAGCATTTGTTAGAGATGATATTGCTAAGAAGATCGCTCTTGAGCTAGATCGTACAGCTATCTATGGAACAGGTTCTTCTAACCAGCCATTAGGTCTTAAAGATACAAGTGGTATTGGTTCTCAGTCCTTAACATCCTTCGGTACATTTAGTGAGTACATTGGTATGGAGACTGATGTTGCAGTAGCAAACGCAGAGGGTGGTTCTATGAAGTATCTCATTAATGCTTCTGCTAGAGGTGCTTTGAAGTCAACAGAAAAAACAAGCACATCAACTGCTAATTTCGTCTTTGAAAATAACCAGATTAATGGTTATGACGCTATTGTTTCTAACCAGTTAGCTAATAATGACGCAATCTTCGGAGACTTTAGTCAGTTCATAGTGGGTATGTGGTCTGGATTGGATCTAACAGTCGATCCATACGCTGGTGCAACTTCTGGGACAGTCAGAATCATAGCGTTACAGGATATCGACTACGCTATTCGTCAGGCTGGGGCATTTTGTTTCGCTACTTAATATGCAAGTAGAACTCATAAGAGGTGTGTTGATAGCTGGAGTCCATAAGGACTCTGGCACAACCATTGATGTAGATCAAGATTTAGCTAGATCGCTTATAGGCAGCGGTAAGGCTGTAATCCCTGTTGTTAAAGCAACACCAAAAGCAAAGCCTAAACCTAAAACAAAAACCGTTGTTAAGGACGACTGACATGGGCTACAACCGATTAAATTTAGAAAGACTTGATCTTTTGACAGGTCTTGGTACTTCTACTAAAACTGCTACTGGTCAAGGTACTGGTATTGATTTAAAAGATTATGAAGGAGACATCCTTTTTATTCTTGATTCTGCTGCTGGTGGTGGATCATCTCCAACACTAGACGTAACTATTGAAGATTCTGCTGAC